ACCGCACCCTTTAGGTTGTTATTATGCAGGAATTACAGGAATAGTAGTTACACCAGTTATAGTGTTTACATCAGTAGCAATCTTTTGTGCAATAGCAGAAGAAGTTCCATTAGCGCAAAGAATGGTAATAACACGAAGGTCATTTTCTACTCCAACAGCACCAGAATCAGCAGAGCTATATGTAATGTCAATAGTATCATACAATTTGCTTGAGTCTACTAAATAAGTAGTATCAAATGTGTATGGAAATCCAACATTACGATATTTATCTCCACGTTCTCCAAGATAGAAATATTCTTGGTCAGCAGCTAATTGATAACTTCCCTGACCAGCATATCCTTTAGACACAGAAGCCACATCTCCCCATGAAACATTTTCAGAACCAGTAGAATCCGTAATAGGTACAAATTGGAAATAATAGTTTAATGGACGACCTTGCTGTTTTCCCTTAACCCATGGTTGAGCGATTTCAGTCACAGTAATAACTGCTCCATTAGAAGTAAATGTCAATAATGGTGTTGCTTCACGAGCAAAATTAGTGATAGCTAAATTAGTTAATGCAGTTGCAATAGTAGTAGTAGTATCTCCAGTCTTAGCCTTATAAGTTCCACTATATTTAAAGTATTGATTCTCAGCAGAACCACTACCCCAATTACGAAATACAAAGCGAATGTTATAGGTTTGACCAGCTACAGCCGTATTAATAGTAATTGTATCAGAACGCAATTTTTTCGCAGCATAAGCTTTACTAGATACGCTTTTAATTTTTGAAATAGGAATTAATGGTGTTACTACTGTTTGAATATTTGCATTGATAAACTTTAGATACAATTCATTATCTGTAGTTTTTCCAGCAGTTACATACTGACCAGCGGCTCCGCCAGTTAAAGTGTTAGCAACAAATAAATGTCGCACGGAATTTGATGAAAATGTCGCCATTTTTTATTTTATGGTTTTAATTAATATTATTCAGACCTTTTATTTATCTGAACTTGTGATTGTAATGTGTTTTCACGATAGTCTCTTGTTGCCAATTCTACAGCGCGATTTATGATTTTTTCTGCAAGAAATGGATTATCATCTAAATTATTTGGAATTGAATCATTATCTAAATCAAATGATTTTGGAGTTACAAGATACACTACATCATATATTTTAATATAATCAGTATCACTAATTTTTTTAAATAGTATCTTTACATCTCTCTTGTCATCGTCATCTACATTTATATCTAATCTCCAACCTTTTAATCCATTAGGTTTTTTATATGGATTAACGGACATTGTATTGAATCCATCATATGTTATTGGCTTAATAGGAATGCCTTGTGGATTCGAATCTGTAATAGCATACTCTTTCATTATCTTCCAATAATTTTCTGTAAATTCAAATGTTTGATAATCTATACCCCTATCTTTAGTAGTGGCCACAGTCCCAGGTAGTTTATCATTTATTAAATATGATGTAAGTATAGCCCTATTTTTTTCAAATAAATCTACGTTAGCAGAATATTCATCAATTATTTCTATATGAGCCATAGTCAAATACATAGAAATTTCATAATCTACAAGACCAGGAGCTTGATTGCTGAATATATTATTATATTGTAGATTGAATCTGTCTCTGACCCATGTTGAATCAATTACTATGTTATTTGCCATTTAATTTATTCTTTTTTAGATTTAAGTTTAGCTTCAAGTGTCATACGAACTTCTTGTCGCTTTGGACTATTTAAATATTTTACTGCAAATGATAAGTTAGAGTCTTCATTGTTTTCACATAATGGTTGACCATCTTGAGTATAATATAACCCACTTCTAATGACTACAATACCATTTTCTACACATTCTGATAACAATACCTTGGTTTTTAAATTAGGGTCTTTTACAGCACCTAAGAATGACTTGGGATTAGCCTCAACAATCTTAAATGCTTCTGATTGAATCATATCAAGCTTAGATGCTTTAGAAAGACCACGACCGGTAATAGACTCTACAACGAATTTAAGTAGTTGTTTATTCTCAAGAATTTTTCCAAGTTCAAGCATAGCTTCCATTTTAGATGTCATGCTTGTATTATTTTGCTTCATCTCCTCATCTTCATTTACCATATAGAACTGATAAGTTTCCTTACGAGCATTTGTAAATTCTTTTAATGATGGACAAATTAAATCTTTATTTGTAAGTAAAATTTTGTATTTAATGTAATCTTCTGGAATTGATAAATCTAAATATGTATTAGATTTACTCAATATAACTTTTTGATTACGCCAAAAATTATCAACTTTTTTATAAATTGATAATGCATTTTTTTCCATGCCCATATATTCTTCTAAGAATGCTTTCTCAGAATCTGTCAATGGATTAGTTAATTGAAAATTTCTTTGCATCTGAACTGTAAAAATCCTTACAGCGCCATTTGCCATTCCACCATAAACCTCATGTTTAGGATCGGTAATATTGTTATTTGGTCGTGGTGCAAATTTAATCACCACTTTTTCATTGCGTAGACATGAAACTAATTCCACATCTTCGACTTCATTACTCTTTGCCATTAATTCTTCTCCCTTTGTTAATGTAATTATTTAATATCTAATCTACAACAGTAGAAATTTCTTTTTAATTAAAGTAGTACATAGCAGATTTCTCCGCTATGTACTTTATTTTGATTAACCCAAAATAGATGGGATAATACTCATTGTTCTTGTTGGGTCCAAAATAAACACTCCAAGTTGAGTGAAGCGGTGAAATTCTGCTTCATCTTCCTCAAAAGACATATACAATTTTATTATCGTAAAGGCTTTTTATCCCTTACTTCTTTAGCTTTTCGATTGCTAAAGTTTAGCATATATTTTCACCCCTGCCATTTGCAGTAGGGTGTTTACCACTCGTGGGAACATTTTATTCTACAACTGTAGTTTCAGTTCCTATGCGTTACGATGGTCAAAGATTTTTAATCTATGACTTATCTCGGTGTTGTTTTGTTATTACTTTTAAATGTATATCCAAAATCAATATTTAAAAATCCATAATTTCTACCAGTTAATACGTGATAGATTGCAGTTTTTGAAACATTAAATTTCTTTGCTATATTTATTATTGAAATTCCATCTTTAATTAATTGTGGAATTTGATAAATAATTTCTTCTGTTAGTTTGCTTGAAGTTCTCTTAGAACCAATTTTAGTCAATCCAGTGTTGTATGCATGTTTCTTATTTTCAGAAACTGTACACCACTCTAAATTACTCACAGAATTGTTTTGCTTATTACCATCTTTGTGATTAACTTCTGATTTCAATATATCTCCATCTTGTGAAATAAAATGATCAGCAACTAATCTATGTAAGTAAAATGTTGTTTGCTTATTATCTTTCACAAGATTTATAACAACATATCCATCTTTTCTTACAAATGGCTTTTTAAATATACATTTTTTATATCTACTATATAATGTTTTTACATTACCCAAGTTAGATATTTCATAATAACTTTCGTATCCTTTTATACTCCTAAATTCTTCCATTTTACTTTATATTATAAATTTATACAAAGGTAAATAAAATAATTGGAATAATCAAATAATACTCACGAAAATTTCACCGATATTGGTAAAAGTTTACTAGCAGATTACGCTGCTAGGCCCCAATATTGTCTAGGGTTACCCATTGCTCCCGTATACGGATTTCTAATTCCCCAACGATAAGATCTCATCTCATCTTGGTTTTTAATCTTAGCAATCTGAATATTAGGCTGATCCATAGTTCCAATGTAAAGAATATCGAAACGATATGACATTGCAGGACCACCTTCGGGGTGCATAATTTTGTTACGAACCAAATCATCATATAATGGATCGCTTTCAACACGAATCGTTATGTTATTTGGAGCTTTATATTCAGTAAATTGGAATCCAGCAGATAAAGCATTATCATGAATTTTACTTCCAGATTTGCTAATAACACCAGGATTATTTACACTCGAAGTAAGCATTCCGGCTGGATACCAACCAGATACCATATCTTTAACTGCTTTATTAAATTTAACCAATCCACGTTCACCTGTTTTGAAAATAAATGTACGTTCGTCTTTATTATACAAATCTAATTTAGAAGCAGAAAGTTCAAGTAATGCATCTTCTAGTAATTTAATATCGAAGTCATTATAGTACTGAACATTAGCAACTTCCATCTGAGCACGGATACCATCACCTGTCTTAATTACATCTCCAGATTCTCCAAAATTTAAATATTCACCATTAGAGTTACGATTAGATTTACCATACATGATAGCATTACATTTGTATTCAGAGAAAGTTTCTTCAACTTTCATTTCTACATAATGCATCCACATTGTACTTTCAACATTTTTATTGTTGGAGTCTTTCATGGTAATTGGAACTGCTAATTTTCGGTTAAGCATATTTCCAGGAACACGTTCTTTTAAACGTATTGTAGTCCATTCATTACGCATTGCAGTAGGAGTGGTATAGCGAACTGCACCAACACCTTTAGAACGACTTGATTCAACTGGAGCAAATTCAAATGAGAATCGTTTACCAGCAGAAAGTTCAGAAGCAGGAATTCCAGCAAGAAGTCCGCCCATTGTTTCACATTTGTAAACCCAGTTTGAACCTTCAGCCCGTGGTTCTGCAAGAACACGAATCTGATATAATTCATTTTTTTCTCCTACGATTACTTCACCTTTACCGAACCAGTCTTCTGCAAATACCAAATAGAATGGTACGCCAGCTACTCCGGCAAATTCAGAATTATCTACGATAGTGCCATCATCATGACGGGCTTCAACTAATTCGATGTTACGACGTGAACTGCCTATCACCTGCCAGTAGAAGTCGTTATCGTCATCGAAATACTTAATAGGAAATTGTTTTAAATAATCTTCAAGAGTTTTACCTCTATAATTTGCAAGCAACTGAACCATTTTTTCAGTAGCTTTTTGTGGTGCGAGGGAATACATTGCACCAAGATGGTTTTCCTTAGACAATCCTTTAAAGGACTGGAATTCTAACATCCCAAATTTTGATAGCTGATTAGCCATTTTTTAATTTTATTTTAATTGGTTGACTTTATATCTTTTTGATTAAGCAAATTTCCATCCTTTAGGTAAGGTGCTTAAATGAGAATTATCGTCAAGTCCAGAATTAAAATCTACAGAACCATCACTATTAAGTGGTGTATTCTTTAATTTATTGTCTAAAGATCTCAATGCACTTTTAGTGCTTTGCTTGACCTTTTGACCTACAAGCTTATCAACATTTTTGAACCCATCTGTAAGTTCATAAAATAAACTAAAATAATATTCTGAATCACTAGGATTCTCTTTTGAATATTTCTGTAATGATGTCAATAGTTTACCATCCTTGTCTTTGTGGATTGGCTTTACTATATTGTCTAATACTTTTTGTCTTGTTGTTTTATCAACTTTAATTCCAAATGGTTCCTCCGTTTCTAAGATTTTCTTTTTAAATTCTGAGACTTGTTTATCTCTTTCAATCTTTTCTTGCTTAACCTTTTGTTTATTCTTTTCAATCAACTCATCATACTCTTCTTTAAAATACTCCTTATTACTTTCAAGAGCTAACTTAGCATCTTCTATATCAGTTCCAGCATTAAAGGATTTATTAACTTCCTTTTGTGCTCGTTCAGGTTTAAAACCTTTATTGATATAGTCTTGATAAATAATCTGTTTTCTAAGATTTTCAGATTCATCGGATTCATCGACTAGTGCATCTTCTTCAATTCCATCAAGATATGTAAGAGCGTTTTCATATCGCTTAATATCATCTATCTGTACATTTACTGCAAGTGCTTCATCAATTCTTTTTTGACGTTCATCCATTCTAGCTTTAACCTGAAGTTCTATTGCTTCCGCAAATTTCTCAGGAGTAGTTGCTTCTTGAATAAATTCGTCTGTAAGATCTGGTAGAACCCCATCATCCTTTAATGCTTTTAAGTAGGCGGAAGAGTGAGTTAACTTGGGAGAAGAACCTTTATCTTTGTTGGAATTAGGTGGTTCTACCGTTTCTTCTTCATTATCACTATCATCGCCTACGTTCCCCTGTGGATTATCTTCATCAAAAATGACTTCTGGACTAACCACATCGGCGGGTTTTTCTATATTATTTTCATCAAATGGTGAATCAGTTGATTGAACTGATGCATCAAATGGACTATCTGATGCATCTTCAAATGCATCCATACTTAAATCTTCATCTACACCAAAAAACATGCAGACATTTTTAAACTCTTTCATTAATTTCTCCCTAATTAAATTATAAACTATTGCAAAGATAATTTAAACATTTTAAACTTGGAAATTTATATATTTTTTGTTATATAAATTTATCAAATCCTATAACTAAATTATATGTTTATGTATTTATTATCTTTGAATTCTAATCGTTGCATTCTATTTTTACCATCAGAAAAACTAACATGAATCCATAAAAAGTTTTTCTCATCTATTAATTGATCAAATATAAATTTATCTGATATTAAATTGAACAATTTCTCATTTTCTTCTTTTGATCCAGCGGTAATATCTGCTGCTTTTCCCTCTACATGTTGAGATGTAGATACTCCACCTATCTTTTTATTTACTGCTGGACTTCTATATCCTGAATTTATATGTATTGGCTTTCCATATAATTCTCTTAGTGGATCAAGAATATTATCTACCAATTTTATTAAATTATCTTTTTCTGGTTGCATTGGAATATTTGGTAGTCCAGTATTAGTAGCAATTAATTCATTTATACTAAAGTGCTTCATATTATTATTGAATTTCTTTTTTATTTGGACATGTTGGTGCATTTGCACAACTAAATTTACTTTCTATAATCTCAAGTCTATCTTCTAGTAAACTAACTTTCTTTAATAGTTTTTTATTTTGTTCCATTACAATACCATTTGATTTCATTAGTTTTTCATTTGATAATAATAACAAATCATTTTGCTCAGTTAAAACACTATTTAATTTTTCAAATAATTCAACTTGCATTATTTTATTTTCCGTATCAAGCTTTTCAGCTTCAGCCTCACTTTTCTTGGTGTCAGCATTATTTTTTTTAATATCAGAATCGTTCTTTCTTCTTCCTAGAAAGTATGTAACTATAGCTAATACTGTTGCTCCAAGAGCAGTTAAGATTATATCCATTGTTATTTAATTATTGTATTATACTTGAATTGTTTTGTTTTAAAATATGGATTTAAATCCTCAATTGTTATTTCAATTAATGTATGTTTTGGTTGAAACCATCTACATAAGAAAAACTTCTTTGGTGGGTCAATAGTTTCTCGCTTAATGACTCACACTATATTTTTTATATTTAAGATACTGTCAGTTATTATTATTCTTCCTGGATATTGTAATTGAAGTCTATTCTTTATCCATTTATCACCAACTATTGTATCTAACTTTAAATTTTTTACGAATAATGTATCTGTTGAATTTATTGTATCAGTCTTTCTACTGTTTTCAGTTATTGACATTAATGCAGATATCTTAGAATCTTTCAACTTTAGTCTATTTTTAAACTCTAATAGTCTTATATCATCAGAATCAGAACTAAGTTTCATTTGTTCAATAGTCAATTGATATGCAATGTTTTTTCTATTAGACGCTTTATAGTTATTTTCTGATTGACTTCAATTTTCTTTAAGTTTAATGTTAGACTTAATTGTGATGTAAATAAATACACCACTAATTAAAAGTAATATAATTAATCCTAGTAATATATAGTTTTTTATCATTATAATATAATTAAATATAAAATTATAGGTACAATCATTCTTAAAATAAAATCTTTTGGCTTAAACAACTTATTATAAAATTGATTTATTACCGTAATAATAAATGGAATTACTAACACAAGCAATGTAACTTGTGTTATTACTCCTATCAATCCAAGTACTTCACCTACAAAAATACTTCATATCCAATCAGGAAATATTTTATTTTTCCATGTTCGTATTTGTTCTAATATTTTCATAATTATTAATTTTTTGAATATTCGGTGTTCGATCCTATACTATCTTTCTCAATATGGATGTCGAAATATTTAATCCTTACAGTTGCATTAACAGGGTCTGAACCTGCAAAAATTCCGCTTGTGTTTGCAGTATCTCGAATAACTCTAAATTCTAATCCATCGCTTAAATTAGCCCCTACTGGAGGTGTTATTCCTCCTATTGTGTGAGCTATCTGATTTAAACTTCCACTACTATAGGAAAATGCTGTTATATTACATTTCAAATTAGTCCAATCTGTTGTTGTTGCTCCACCATCAATCTGCCAACGATATTGAAGCAGAAAATTAGGAACTGCATTCGTTGTTTGAACAAAATGTATATGTGGGAATATTACAGAGTTCAATTTCCAAGCATGGCTTAGTTGAATTGATTGCACAACATAATCGGATAAATTCGAAGTCGAAGTAAAATCAACTGAACATTCAGGAATATTAAGTGAAACGCCTGGACCGGTTTGTTGCAATGTTAAAGCTCCAGCAGATAAATCATCAAATTGCGTTGCTGTTCCAATTAGCCGAATACCATTAGCATCATTCTGTACATAGTCGGTTGTTGTTCCTCCTTTTGCGGTAGTAGATAAACTTGAGCCGTTTACTTGGAGTTTGTCAACACCGTTGTTGGTATTGCTTCCAATTATTAATTTATCATTTCTTAAATAAAACGCATTTGTAAGATATTCAATAGCGCCATCTTCTGATACAGTTAATAAAGTTCCACTTGTGAATTTAAGAGGAGATGTGTTAGCTGTGGATGTTCCTGCTTTTATATGTAGAAATGCTGTCGGTGTCGTAATTCCGATTCCAATTTTACCTGGATTTCCTGCCGTAACTATCATTGTTGGGATATTATTATATCCTCCGGTAGAAAATATAATAGGTGATGTTCCTCCTGTATCCAAATCTGCATTAGTCCCAAAATTTAATGTTGTAAGATTTCCAGAGATACCAATATAACCAATATTATATAATGATGGAATACTTGCATAAGCACTACCTGTCGACTGAACTATTACTGACCCAGTTCCATTGTTGTTCACACTAAACCTACCTGCTCCAGCACTATTTGAGTTTTTAACAGAAAAAGATGGAACTCCAGCAGTTGGATTATTATCTATAATAGTTAGTTTCTCCGTAGGTGATGTCGTCCCAATCCCAACATTCCCATTATTTAAAATAGTTAAAGCATTAGTTGCACCGTTATTCCCAACAAGAGCTTGAATAGATGGGCTGGTTAGAGTACCATTTCCTAATGTTCCTTGTAGATTAAGAATATCAGTTGCTCCAGTGCCACCAATAGCTTTTTGACCACCTGCAACTCCTGCTGTTTGCAAAAAAGTACTTATTGGCAATCCGTTTTTAAGGGTTTTTGAATTAGTACCGTTCCATTGAGCAAGATATGAATCAGATGTATTTTGGTTTATTGAAACATAATTTCCTACTGCTTGATAAACTGGATCAAATTTACTTTTTAAATATATATAAATTGTTAATCCGCTGAACCATTTCAAAAATGAATTATCCGAAGCTGCAATTTTAGTAGTGTCTAAAATAGATGTTAATTCGGTTATTTCAATTAATGTTCCTATTGTGGCTTGTGTTTCATTTCTGAAATTAGTGTTAATTTCGTTTTTTGTATAGTAATTTGTTAAATCAACTTTTTGCGTTTCTAAAATAGACAACTGATAATAACCAATTTGAGTTCCTGCCAGAATATCAGATACAAATTGAGAATCTGAAACATAAGTGTATGGTATACTTGTATTTTCAACTGTTTTAATCCATAAGTCAGGAACGTTTAATTCTTCGATGTAAAGATTTTGACCAACATTTAATCCAGTAACTGACATTTTAGAAATAACATCCTTATAGTCAGTAAATGATAGTGCCTTATTTGCTCCTTTTGCAACTGAATTTACCTCGTTTATAGCTCCAACAATAGTAGTTGAATCTGTTTCGAGAGATGCATCTGTTTTTGGTTGTAATCCTGATAAATCTTGGTCACCTGTATTTATATTAATTGCAGTTCCTCCACCTGTTGCATAGTTTCCTATGGGCTGTTTGGTATCCCATAACGTTGAATTTGTAAAAGTTAATGGAGTAACAAACTTATCTTTAACAGTTCCAGTATTAACTTCATCTTGTGTAGCTTGATATGGTACATTTAAAAATGACCATGCAACTCCATTTGAGTAGTATGTTCCTGAATTATAAAATGTTCCACCGATAGACCCTGGTAACCATGAAGTTCCCTGAGAATTAGTTACCCAATAGAAATTACCAGATACAGTTGTTGGATCTGGTAGGGAAGAATAATTATCAACTACAATCATTCCACTTCCACCACTTTCACCACTTCCGCCATTATTAATCAATGTATCTACTTCTATCTTTGTATATGTTGTATTTCGTGATGCGAAATAGGTTGAATCAAATCCATCTAATGTATCTGCATCAAATTTGCCATTTTCATTTGTTTTATTAGAAACACTATTAATTCAATGTGAAACTCATTTTCTTCATGCCTGAGTTCCCATGTCGTATATATTCTCCATTAAATATTTATTTTAGAAATTAGTATTCCCACAACTAATCAAAGTTGTGGGACTTATTATTGTTTAGAAACATTAGATTTTTGAATCTTCTTTATTTCTATATTTCTATTGGTATTGTTATAATTTCCAAATTAATTTATATTAGTTATATTACTGTTCTACCCAATTTGTATCTACTACAAATGAACCATCTATATATAAATATTTTGAAAGATTATTTATTAAATCTTCTGGCACATTTTCAATAAAAATCTGCTCTTCGTTTTCTTGCGAAAGACTAACCTTGTCAATCTTTTCTCTACTGATTATAAACCACATAATTAAGGTATATTTATGATTTCTACGTTGTAAAAACTAATTCCTAATGTATTTACTCCAAAGAATATTAGTCTATTATTTACAGGGTCTATATTTAATGCGTTGTGTGTATTGAAATTCAACCCATTGGTTGGAGGTGCGTATAATGTAACTACGTCATTCGAAGTATCTAAAACAGCAAATGTTTGTCCAATATCACTCCCACGTCCATCCCCTGACATAATATAAATCTTGCCATTATACAATATCACACTTGCAAATTTTAAATCTGAAATTCCTGATGAAAAAGTTGCAGTAATTGTAAATGATGAAGTACTTATTTTTTGAATTGTTCCTGTTGCTCCTAAACAGTATATATAAGAGCCATCTGTATTAGCAATTAATGTATTAACGCCACCCAATACACCTGCTGCTAAAGTAGCTACCCACGTCATATCCGATTTATTATATTTGTAAATTTGGTTACTATTATTCATATACACATAATCCCCTACAGCTATTGTGAACGGATAATAGTTAGTTGTGCCACCTCCAGAAGATGACACTAAAGTTGTTCCAGTAAGTTTTCATACAATGTTTCCAGTATAATTCGCATAATAAATACTAACTCCATCACTGAACATGGGAATGAATGTTGAAGAGTTAGATGTATAACCAAAATTAGTAATTGCTAATGTGGTTAGGTCAACAACTCTAATAGCATAACCACCACTTCCATAACTATTTATATATATGTTATTTCCAACAATTATCATTTGAAATGGAAAAACACCACCGAGTATTCCACGTATAGAGCCATTCGATAAATCTAATTCAATTATCCAACTTCTCTCCATAGAATAGTAATAAAGTTTCCCGTTATATTCAAGATGATGCGTATTGAAGAAGGCCTGACCAATTGAAGGATAAAAACCAGTGTTACCATCTCCATTTATATAATTTTTGTCCTCATCAAAAACTGCTAATCCGCCAACTAACACTTTACTTAAGTAGGTAGAATAATAAGCAAATGTACATCCACTATCTAATGTTTTTGCGACTAACGAACCTGTAGAAATTGTATTAGATGAAGTACTACTTTTTTGAATAATAATATTTTGTATTCCTGTATTTTGTACAGTTGCATTAATAGATTCTCCTTGATTCACAAATGCAGGCAATGATAATGAAACATATGATGTTGCTCCAATTCTAAGAATTTGTAGATTTGTTGCGTTTCCAAAACTAAGCATCGTACCTGTCTGCTGAATATTTACCGTTGCTGATAAATTTGTAAAATTAACGGGTTGCGTATGCGTTACTACCAAAACTTCTTTTTGAGGAAAATCTATTTCAATAGTTATATCATCGCCTGCTACAAGTGCAGGGATTGAATCTGGATAGGTAATAATTGAACCCGATACTGTTATTCCTGCTTTTGCACCGCTTGAGACTAAAACAACGTCTTGCGTTTCATTGTAAATAAGTCTTATGTCGTGAGCAGTGAAACTTCGACCATCTGTTATTGTTATGGAGCGTGATTTGTCGTCAAAATGATATGCTCCGCTTTTAATTAGTTCTCTCATATTATAATCCAGCTTTTGCCAGTTTAGTTAGTTTAGTTAGTTTTGAATCCAAATCTTTTATTGCATAAATACTTAACTTGTTAGCTTCTTCCTGAATGCTTTCTAATTTTGTTTTAATGTCTACTGCATCATCATTAACTTTTACCCAATTTACAGCTACTGTATAATCAGTGCCGTTCAACTGATAAACTCCATTGTTAATACCATCATTCCACACGGAAGTAATCATGCCCTGATAAGCATATATAGTTCCATCCTTTGCTGTCCATGTAGCAGGGATAACTAATTCAGCCATCGTTGAACATATATGTCTTGCATCTAATGGTTCTGCAATTTGTGGTTCAAAGTTTGCCGATAATGCGAGTATTCCTTTTGTGCGTGCCATTATAATTTAAATTTAAGTTGGCGTGAGCCAATTGTACTTCCGTTATATACATACTGCCAATAATCTACTCCATTAATGGAAATACTCGTTTTAGTAAATGTTGACAAATCAATATTATCCCAACTTGCTGAAAGTGTATTATATTGCTGTAATGTTCCAATAGTTCCCCATGCTTGCGGAATCTGAACAGTTTGTTTATTTACACCATCTTCGCCAACTAAACTAACTATAATATCACTTCCATGTGCTTGAAGTGCTTGTTTTGTAAGTGTTGTTATTATGGCTGTAGTAGCATACAGTGGATAAACACCTGTAATGCTTCGTGTAATAACTGACGTACTTCCTGCTGCAAGTGGACTTTGATAATTCGTTCCTTTACTTCCTAATGGCTGTTCCCCTGCTGCATAATTAGCTTTGCTTGTTCAGTTTTGCACACCAAGAACCACAGTATATGCTCCTACTGTGCCTGATTCGGTATAGCTAATAAAGTCTCCACTTCGAAATCCGCTTGTACCATAAGGAGGAGAAATACTTCCACGACTAAATGTGTGTGCAATAGCTATTGTTATAGCTGCTCCTACTTCCTGATAAGTTGAATTTGGCGTGATAGTAAACGTGCTACTCGGCGATGTTAGTGTTGGTCACAATTCAGGATATAGCATAGTATCAAGTATTTCAATAGCTGTTTTACCCTGAAGATTTGTTCCAACTTTAACCCCACCAACTTCAATTGCTGTTGGACCAGTTTCGGGCATGCTATCACCACCACCAATACCATTACTAACTAATGTATCTACTTCTACTTTTGTGTATGTTGTACTTTGTGGTGAGAAATAAGTTGAATTAAACCCATCTAATGTATCTGCATCAAGTTCATCATTATCATTTATTTTATTAGAAATACGACCAATCCAATGTGAAGCTCACTTCCTTCAGGACTGAGTTCCCATATCATATATATTATCCATTAAATATTTATTTTATAAATTGTTATTCCCATAACTAATTAAAGTTGTGGTATTTATTGTTATTTAGAAGTATTAGATTTTTGAATCTTCTTTATTTCTAGATCTTTCTCCTTTAATCTATTTTGCTCTTCATCTTGTTTAACCTTGTGTTGATGTTGTGCGTTCTTTAATGCCATTTCTTCATCAAGTTTTCTAATCTTTAATTCTAAATCATCTTTAGAATAATCTACTGGAAGTTCTACTTGATTAGCCATTTCAGCTATAAGAATTCTAGTCTCATTATCTCGTTGATTTAAAGTATCTTCAAGTTGAATTTTTTGTTGCTCAATATCTTTCTTATATTGAATTTCAGATTGTTGCATCTTCATATTGTCTTGGGATTCTTTAGACTTACGATCATTCATATCTTTCTCGTCTTTTTCGATAATTCTATGAACTTCAGACATAGATGGAGAAGATAATACTTTCATCATTGCGCCAAAAGACATCATTTGATTTTGCATGGCTGCATGAGCTAATTGAAGCAAACCATCTTCTAATCTCTGAGATTCATTACTATTATCAAGAACTAATCCATAATCACATTCTGAAAACTCATCTCCGTCAATATCAGCTATCTTAGAAGCTCCATCAGATAATATATATTGAAATTTCTTAGATCCACCTTTTAATGCTGCTTTAGCAGTTTCAAGAAAAGCCTCTAATGCCCTCTTTTTTACATCATCATGTTTAGCAAATAATCATTCAGTAATGTGACTTGATTGCAAATTAGAACGTTCAACACCACCTACAGTTTCAGATGAAGATATTTCTCCTTCTCGTTGCTTAGATATACCAGCAGCTTCAGACATTTCCATCTTCACAAATTCTAACAGATTGATATGTTGTTGAATATAATTACCTTGCTCTAAGTCTAATACTCCAGAAGACTGTTGCATCATACCAGATAATTTTCCAGTGGCTGCACCAATATGACCCTCTTTAAAACTATCAATAACTGCTATGTGATTTATTTTTGCATAATAAAGCCATTTGTCAACTTCCCATCCTTTTGGAACCATAGCTAAATCTAATTTAAGCATCTTACCCCAGTTAGCAGCTATAGCTTTATTTAATCGGTCATGTAAAGCATTATATAGATATTGATAAGGTTTCATTATATCTACCAAAGAAAATGGTTTAGTATCATTTATATTATATATTGAACCAACAAATCCAAAGTGACATCTTGATGGATTGGATAATCTATTAAATTGTACAACTCTTGGTCGCATATTTACATAAATTTCTTTACCAATCTTAGTGCCTTCCCAAGCTTCATTAATCCAAAAGACTTCTTCCTCTTGACCTAAGTCTTTATCACACTTATAGTTTTCTGGATAGAAATCAAATTCCTCATCACCAGTTTCTGGATTATATGATTTTACTTTTTTAATCTTACGTTTAGATTTCCAATATGTTCTTACAACACGAATATTTCCATTATTATCAAAATAATTAGTAGTAGCAGCAGATCCAGTTGCTTGTGCAAATATAGAATAATTGTCTATTACAGATCCATATCCACCCTCAAATCCATTTATCTCATTTACATTTATAAAAGCATTTCTTTCATCAATGTTTGACATACTATCACCAGAATAAATTTGTGGAAGATTTTCTAAATATTCACAATCAGATTCTGTAAGCACATCATAAAATGTATCTATAATTCTACCAGGACTCCAAAAGTCTATATATGTAAGAATATCAGCATCTTCAATTCTATTTGAAAAACCACTTTTAAATGTATGACATTTTAATGGATTAATTCTTTCAAATGTTGGTTCACCACCAACTATATCGCATTGATAAATTTCTTCACCAACAATCATTGCATCCATAAATCCAGAATTAAATTTATCTCTTATAGATAATTCTTTGATATAATGATTTAGAATTAAGTTACCACGTTCTTCTCTAGCGTCCTGTCATTCGTAAGTATAGTAATATGACATCTTATCCATCTCAGCATTAAAAGATTCTTCATCTGGATGACTTGCTTTTATTGCATCTTGTAGGCTGCTCATTAATGCATTCTTCTTATTCTCTTCGATTTCAGAAACTGCATTAGGATTAGTTATTATTAGATGTCAGTCAAATCTACGTTTACGTTCTTCACCTGACAGTAGATTTAATTTACCCAACATTATTGGATAGTGCTGTATATTTTCTGGAACATAACTAGCATCCGTATTATCTGGATTTAAAACTAATGACATGTCATTTAAATCTAATATTCCATTTACAAGATTATAATTAATTCTTTTGCGTATAAAAGATTTACGTACTACTGAATCTGAGTAATAAATTTTTTTATCCGCCCAATCACATACTGATTTACGCCATTCAACATTTTTAGCATTAAAAGATAATTTTTGTCTAGGAAAAGAACTTACCTGCGTAGCCATATATAGTATATTTTATTTAACATGTTTGCGAAAATTTATAAATTTATGCAAAGGTACAAACAATATTTCAATAAAAAATGCCTACTACCAAAAAAGTAATAGGCACTATGTTTATTAATTATTAAAATTTTAATTTATATTTTGTAAGATCATTCTTTCTATAGTTATTTTCAAAGAATTTATCTTTACCAAGATAGTTTACATCTCTATTTTGACCAGCATCTCTAGGAGAAGTATCTCCAAGTAATCTTAATTTATCTTCTCTTAAAAGCATAAGCATAATAATTGCATCATGACGATCGTAGTTTCCATCGGGAGTTCACATTGCAGTTTCCTGTAATAATCCTTTAGATCATATTTTCTGATAATTAAATACATTAATTACATCTTCTACGGTTTGTCCATCAACTTCTTTTAAATTAATTTGAGGAGTAGATCTAAGCAAATAATCTCTATAACACCTTCTTCCATAAGCTCCAACCTGACCATAATTACCAGTTCCTTTTGAATTATTTCCAAATGTATTTTTCTTTACAATCTCTTTATCCTTTAAATAGTCTAAAGTATCTGATAGTAGATATAAGCAATTATGTTTTGACATATAGGCAAAAAAACCTTTTTTATTATTTTCGTAATTACATTCTGCATTATACATAAGCAATGCTAATCTAGCATTCTCATATGCATCATCTGCGAACATAGGTCTTCCAGTATATTCAAATACAAGTTCATCGGTTCATAAGTCATGAATAAATAAACTAAATAACGACAATGTATCAGAACTGTCATCGTCATAAACATCTGCCCCAGCTATATATCTACCTCATGGAACTGAACCAGAACTATTTTTTACTGGCATGTGTTTAATACATATCGCTCCTGCTATCTTATTGTCTTTATGAGGAAACTCTGTAATATATTTTAAATCATTATCTGGTTTATACTCAACTTCACCACTCTTAGATAAACTCAATCTACCAACCCACATATCATCTGTATATTTTGGATTAAGATTTATCTCGTTTATTACGTCATTTAATTTGTCTGTTGGATATAACGAACCATCACGCTTCATGATAGCATCCTGTATGGTAAATGCAGTTTCAGCTTTACGCCTAGTTAACTGAAGTGGATCAGATGAATTATATTTAAGATTAATTCGATGTTTAATCTCCGAAGTAAGTGCAGCAATAACATCACTTACACCATCTTCATTATAATAATCTCCTGAATTTATATATCCAGGAAAGAAAAATATAGTTCTCTTTTGTCCATTAGCTCCTTTATCTCAAAAGTTTGGTAATGAATATACATTATATCCATCTGGATGCATTAACATTTCAAGCGCTCCATTGAAGTCACTACCTGGAGTTCCTCCAGTACCTATTGCATAAGCCATTCCTGACGCAATATCCTCTATTTGAACGTTAGGTAAACATGTCTGCCATACATCTAAGAATTTTGGAAATGTATTGTGGCTTATAGTTAAATCATTAAGTAGAAATAAATGATTACCATCTATTAAAAATCCAAAATATTCACCTAATCCATACTCCTCTACTTTGAATGTATAATTACTTCAATCGTTTTTACTTCTATATGATGTATTTTTAAACCCTTTCTTCCTGGCTATTTTTGTTGGTATTATAGATAAATCACCGCTAATTCTTAGTCTATAATGAAGAACCCCAGGTTTCTTTCCCGTTGAAATTCTACTATCAATTTTACATTTTAATCCATTTGATTCACACATAAATTTAACTGAATCAAGTATATGTTTTCTGTCATATCTTTGAGTTATTTCAAAATAATTTTTTTTATGATATGTGCCATCTGTGTCTATTAATCCTGCCACCAAATCTAACTGAATGCTTGATTCATTTATTTTATAATCATTTGGAATGTGCTTGTTATTTAGTAAATCATAAAAAATGAAATCATCAAAAATTTGACTATTAGTTTTTTTTGATATATGAAAATTTTTGCAAGTATTAGATTGATTTAAATCCTGTATTATTCCATTATAATTACTTGAAAGCCAAGTCAAAACTTCAGTGTCTTCATTTGATATATCAATTCTACTTGAGTCTCCATCACCAAGTCATAATCCAAGAAGATACGGATGAATTTTTACATCTTTCTTGTCAAATTTTAATGTAGCTTTTGGTATATAATATCCTTTATTTAGTCCATTTTTATTTAATAATTCTGGAGCTGTAAGTGTATGTTCAGAATATGTCTTTTTTTCCCAATTATACTTTTTAAAATATACCGGATGTTTGCTATTGACTATTTGAAAATCTCCATTTGATAATGTTATTTTATACATCATGTCAAACCCAGTATAAACAGATTTAACTAATCTTGGAGATCCATCATTACCCATTAATTTATCTCCAATTTTTACATTTTCTACATTTACCTCACTACAATCATAAGATAATACTTTAGTTCCCTTTAAATGACACCCAAATTCCTCATAAAACATTCTGTCAGATCTTTTACCCCTTGGTTTATCTGGATCATCTTTGATAGCAACAGCTAATACTTCATTTAAACTACCTTTTGGTCTTCCAGTATCTTTATCTATAAATCCAGATTGTCATGTCATTTCTGACATAGATTCTTTTAATCTCTTAGATGGAAATTGAGTATTTTCAGCACAATGATTTATTCCATCAATAAATTTATTTATTATAGCATCCTTGGTTAAGAACTCCTTACCATAAGCTACAACTAAACTTTTTATTTTCTTTCTTGCAAATTGATGTTTTCCAAGAATAAACATTTTTGCAAGTACTGCCGCAAGACTATAACTTTTTGAAGCTCCCCTTTTAGCTATTTCGCAACCATGTTTAGCTCCTTTAAAATCATCATATATTCCACCATTAATAGCTTGATCCATATAGTGAAATCTCCAATAAACACCCTCCCACATTCTTGGAAAGTCTACTATCCTATCAGCTCTTTTTGTGCCTTTAATTGTTTTAGCTTGAATAATTGGAAAATAATTTAAATAGAAATACATATCACCAGTTATTCATTCTCCATCAGACTCTCTAACCATTCCATCCCAGCATCTACTTACTTCACGTTTCAATCATTGCATATATTCTGATTGAGGATTTGGATTAGGCATTAATTTTGTATAACATCCAAATTTTTTAAAATGCCTAGCAGACTCAGTGAAATAACTCATATTTTCTAGAACATG